ACTGCGACATTTTCCATCGCTACTATATCTTCTTTGCGATATAGCTTGCCTGCTTCTATCATTTTCTTACAGAATGGGCGCATATTAGGATGGCTAAAACTACCTGCGTAAACGTAACGAGTAATAAAGTATTTGCCATCGATAATAGCATCTTGCTCACTCTTAGCAGCTGGGCGAGCAGCACCTGTACGCACCGCAAACTCATGTTCAATTTCTTCATCTGCGTTGTAGCTATCTATCAATATCCAGTCTTCACTTGCATCTTCGCCTAATGCTATCAGCGCATCGCCTGCTGTGCTGTCATCTACTTTTTTTTTTTCGTCACTCATGATGACTTCACTCGGCTGCAAGCTACCCGGCAATACATCAGCGAAGATTGCATCGATAGTCGCAGGTGGCAAAGTTGGGAATGCAGCCTGTACGATTGCCTTTGCACTTGTCACAGGTACAGCACCTGCAGCCGATTGCATCACGATGTCAACAAGCGAAGTAATCTGTGCACCATTCAAGGCTGTTGCAGCTACATCGGTAGTTCCACCTGTTGCATCCACAACTGCTTCTGCTTGCTCAACTGCAAGTGGCGTGTTCGGTACGATTGTAAAGTTTACACCGGGCAACTGATTGCTTAACAATTCTTCGATGCTGGTATTTATCTTTTCCTGATATGGCTGTATCACTTGCTTATTGAATATCTCCAAACCTGTAGCCATTTCATCTTTGTTGCTACCGAAACCCGATGTTTCGCGAATACCGAAAAGCAGTGGCGTAGTAACACGATGCGAAGTAATAATCTTTTGCGTAGCAGTAGTATCCATTAACTGATACTGCTTATCTGCATCATTAACCGGGAATGGTGTGATTTCGGTCTTAGGCTGATCACGCTCGTTAAAGAACATAACCACCTTACCTGCATTTCGCGCACCACTCATTTTGTTTTCCCAATCCATCATCATCTGCTGCTTCTGTTCAGGCGTTGCCTGTCCATTGTAGAAGTTGATAATCGTAGAAGGGAAAAGACCGTTGGATATTTGGTTGATATGAAATATAGAAATCTGCTTATCTAGTTCGATGTAGTTAATCGCACTCCAGTAATCAGGGCGTGGATATACATCGCTACCTGTATACGTGAAGCACCAATAGATTTGCCGTGGTTCTTCGTTACGTGTTAAGTAGTTGTATTTGGGTATAAATTCAGGTGCGTTCTTTTTTTTACGAATGTTTGACCAATCATAGCTGTGATAGATACCTATCTCACTTTCGTCTTCTTGATTGATTGCAATACGGCATTCTTCGAATGGTATAGCGTTTAGTTTAGATATGACCGTTCTATCATTGCTCCAAATCACTTCAATGAAGAAACCACCGAATAGTTTCAAGTCATGCGCACAGGCATAGGTCAAAGTATTTATATCAAGTGCATCTAATTCTGCCTGATACTGCTCGCTCTTGATACCCTTCCCAGCTATCATATCACCGATAGCTACCACTAATGAACCATGCACAGGTGATTCGTGAGCAAGGTCACGTAAGTATTGTGGGAAGTCGTTATCTGCTCCGTAGTTAACCCACCCTTTTCTATCTACTTTTTCTGCATCGCTCTTAGCTACGTATTCGCTAAGCTTTAATGAAACTATATTCGATTCGTTATGGCTCATAGATTATATCATTTGGTATTGTGATAGAAGGCACATCGAAGAACTGCGTGTTAGCCGTTAGTACAACATAGCCACGTTTCAACAAACCTACCACACTTACGTTTGTTGGATCAACATTTACAGCTGAATTTTGACCATATACATCATAACGATAGCGACCTGCCAGCGTTAGTGAACTTGTTGTTACAGTCAATTCAGTTATTCGCACATTCTCATTCACAATCGTAGCTACCTGTGCAAGCTTATCTCCAGTTGTGCTATTTTCTTCGTGTGTTAGAATCAACAGGTAATGCGTGAATGGTGTTGCGTAATACTGCCTTGTTTCATCTAGCTGTAAATAGATGGTTTGTGCAGGTGTATCGGTCTGTAAATATATCATAGTCCTTTTAAATTAAAAGGGCAAGTCAAAGATAACCTGCCCTTTTTTTCAATACAACAAGAATACACAAAACGGAAAACAAATTCTTAGTAAGCAGGGCTTACAGTTATTCCAGCGAAGTTATCGAAAGGAACAGTTGTGTAAGGCTCTAAGTGTACAGCTGGAGCAAGTTCTTCAGCAATCAAAGTCACTTGGTATCCCATCAAATCTGCCTTCTGCTGTCCTGATTGAACTGTACCTGCAGTAAGCTGCGCACCTTCGCCTGCACCAACCAAAAGGATTTGATCGTCATTAGTACGAACGAACACTATCATTTTAGCTTTGGCAACATTCAAGAATTCATTGCGCATATCTTGGTTCAGTTTACCAAAAGTCCAACCCACTTCCTGTGAGAAAAACAATGTACCTGTTTCCAAATTCTTCTGTACAGTTTCAACGTATGAACCTGAATTACGGAATGGCACGTAACGATAGATAGTTGCAGTAGGCAATCCATCTACTTCGCCATTAGCACCACCATAAGCGATTCCAGTTTCGAAATCTTCGTAGTTAGCAATCAGCACTTCTTTTACACCACCGATACCCTCAAGGCATCCAAGTGTAAAACCTGTAGTTAATTCACAAGCCATATTTTATATTGTTTTAAAAAGGGGGCTGTTACACCCCCTCTTTGGTTAATGATTATGCACCCCAGTAGGTGATGTCTTCTGCAACAGCAATCTGTGCACCCAAGTAGAAACGCGCACCGTAGCGAACGTTCTGTGATCCATCAAGATTCTGCATGTCCAAAATGAACACTTCGTTCATTTGGTTTTCTTGCCATGTTCCAAGCATCAAGTTTGACTTCTGTGCAAACACGATGTTGTTAGCAGGCATACCCGGACATACTGCGATTTCGTACATACCGACGAAACGCTTCTGCACTTCAGGACCAGCAGTTGCATACCAACCGTTGCCATCAGCGATTTGTGCTTGCATGTAAGCTTCCCATGCAGCCTGTCCCAAGTAAAGGATTGGCTTTTCAGCAGCACCTTTAACAGCAGCTGAAGCAGTTGTGATTACATCCCAAATGGTAGCAATGATGTTAGTGCTATCAAGCGCACCTGAACCTGCAGATACAGCACCTGATCCACCTGCCTTAATCAAGGTAAGCAATCCATCGTACTGACCAGCTGTAGCGTTTACACCAGTCCACATTACAGTTTCGTTGTTGTTAGCGATACCGCTTACCAAACGCTCGATAATTGCATCTTGGATTTGAGTGCTTACGCGACCTGACATTACATCAGCTGCAGACCAATCTGTGAAGAAATCCTTCTTACAGATTTGACGCTGAACCTGGAATTCTTCCAAAGTCAAAATGCGCTCGGTCAAAGTGATTGTGCCAGTTGGCGTGAAATCACATGTGCCGTTAGCAAATGTTACAGTGTCATCAATTTTACGTGCTACTGATTTGTAAGGCACGTTCGGCTTCAAAGTAACGTAGTTCATAGACACGTTAGCAAGGAGAGCCTTCTTTACGATTTCACCAGCTAATTCACCTGCATAGGTGGTGGTGAGTGAAGTTACTGTTGGCATAGTTAATTTAAATTATGAGGTGAATTAATTTACTTGTTTAGCACGCAGATCAGCCATGAAGTCAGCGAATGATGAACCATTCGATGCTACAACAGGTTGTGCGTTTTTCTTAAATTCTTGTGATTTAACAGAAGGTACAGCAGGGGCTTTCTTAACCGAAGCAAGTTCAGTCTTCAATGCTTCTGCATCCTTCTTAGCAGTTTCTACTGCTGCAGCTAATTCAGTCTTTTCAACTTCAAGTGCAGCAATACGCTCGGACAACTGACCGATAACAGCAACTAAATCTTCGCTGCTCATTTCGGTAGATTGTTCTTCACGTTCGATTTCAGTAATGGTACCTTCTTCGCCTACGTAGACTTTGGTAACACCGTCTTCAAGCAGGTATTCGCCTGCAGGCACTGGCACTGGATTACCTTCAGCATCTTGCGTGTAGATGTCTACACCCACAGTCCACTCGTCAGCTGTTGAGTAGATTTTAGTACCATCAGCCAAAGTGCCTTCTACTGCAAACTTTACTTCCGTTGCCGGTGCTTCTGCTGCTGTAGTTTCTTCTTCGAACTTGATACCCACTGTTGAAGGATCAATGCCGTACTTGCTGAATACGGATTTGATTTGTTCTTTAATACTTGACATGTTTGGATATTTGGGTATAGTAGCAAAAACAGCGTTTTGTTACATGTAGCCACATGTCTTATCTTCGTAGTATAATTAAATACACTTATTATGAAAGAGAAAGTAGAAT